TCAGCTCTAACACCTCTTCCTTATAGAGAGGGTAATCTTTGTACTTGGGATCAGAAAGCATCTTCTGCTCCTCAAGTTCCCGTTGGAGTTTTATGGTCTGCTCATTTGCAGCTTTTGTGCTTTCGGTCATTTGACGTCTTAAAGCCAACTGCTGAGGAGATACCCCAAGAATTTTCGCCTGCTCAACGTCGGACATACCTTGCAGTCGAGCAATCAGTGCATCCACAGATAAACCTGTGATTTCACTAATCTTCTTTACAGCCGTTTCATAGGGCTTCATTTTCTCCAACTTACGATTGAAAGTGCTGACACGGGTCTTGATGGCATTTTCAACCTGTTCTTGAGTGTAGAGTGTGTCTTTCTCTTCTCCACCCTCTCCGTCTTCTTCGACTGTTTCCTCTAAAGCCTCTTCGTCGACTTCAGTTTCCTCGAGATTCGTATCCTCGAGTTCTTCGGTCTCAGTCCCGGGAACCAATTTCTCTTCGTTAGCCATGATAGAATCCTCCTTAAGTATTTTCAGGTCTTCACCTGTGATACAGCATTAAAGGAGCTGAACCCTTCAACATAGTAGGAGTTGAGCCCTACTTATAACAACCCTCATTGAGGTATGCTGACATTTGATGGGTGGCTTTACCATGATAGCCACAGTGTGGACAAGTCATAATCTTTTGAGCTATCCAACCTTTATCTCTAAGACCAAGCCTTTCACATTTAGGACAAATAGGAAGAGATAAAAGTCTTTCTCTATCCATTCTAGCGTATAGTCTTATTAACGGACTTTCAGTACTATGGACCATAAACTTTTCTCGAAGCATATGGTCACGTTGAAAAGAATCAGAAATAATCATATCACCTCTCCTTGTATTCCAGTAAGAATAAGATTAAGAGTTTCAGGAGGCAACTGACTAAGTATAGAGTAAAGTCGATTCTGGTCCATATTGCCTGACTGAACCATAGCCTGTATCTGCTGTATAATGGCTGGGTCAATTTGTGGTCCTGCCATCGGCTGACCCATAGGAATAGGCTGGATGTCCGGAAGAGTTTGTTCTGGAGTAGTAATTGAGTTAGCAATATCGAGTTGTTCAGCTGAACTGTTACGCCCTGCAAAGGTACCTTCTGGCTTCCACGGGTCAATAATAGGCCAGTTAAGCATCTTCTTAAGCACTTCACGGGTTTCCTCGGTAGTAACAATGTTCTCCCTATGAAGTTCAACAGCGGCTTCGTAGATGAAGGATTTGTTATTAGGCATACCAGCCCCTATATAAACCTCAATGTCAAACTCGGCGTTCTTAGTCATAAGCTCCCCGACAATCTCTTCACCAGTTTCAGGGTCGACTGTAGTTTCATCATACAGGGGTTTATATCTCCCTCTTCTAGCGGCATCATCGCTTGAAGGATTATAGTTCTCATTAAGAGTAAGTTGGGGAATAGCCTTAAGGTCGGAACCCCTGAACCACAGGTAATCGGTTTGGTCCTTCTCAGTTATATCGAAGGCCTGTTCTGTGGTCATAAACTCCTTCACATAGTCGAGAACTAAGTTCATGACTTCACGGAGACCATCTTGAAGCATAAGCTTTTTATGATTAGCTCTACGAGAGCCAGCTTCTTGAAGAGCAAGTATAGCAGAAGCAGCACGAAGGCTTCCGGAGCGTCTACCTTCAACAACTTCAGAGCGTCCAGAGATAAGCTCAGTCTCGTAAAAGGCTTTTTCACGACGGTTATTGATGTAGGCAGGAATGTAAGGAGGTTGAACCTCTTTCCAAGCGGTGTGGTCTTTGGCCGGTATTTTAAGACCAGGCTTATTAGTCCACTTGTTAATGTTAATACCAGACCCTACACCAACGACTATTTGAATGTTGCCCATAAGTCGAGCATTCATTCTTATTTGGTCATCTAAGTCGTTAATAATATCTTGGACTTGGATAAGTTGTTCAGTGTCTCCCATACCCCAGAGTCTACCTTTTTTCTTGTAGCCAAGGAGCATAACAAACGGGTACTTATTAGACTCTTCCGGAATAGAAGCAATATTATTTTCTTTGTCTTCTTCAGAGTCAGCAAGAATTACATCTCTTGTACAGTATACCAGACGTAATTTTCCATCATCTTTACGTTCCCAGTACTCAAACAAACAAGCTTGGTCATTTGTAATACTATCAGAGCCAGCATAGTCTCCTTCTCCAAAAATACGAGAGTCATAGGCCTGACCGGGGGGTTCAGCTTTCACAAAATGAGCTTTGTCCCCGAATAGTTGACGAAGCTTTCTACGGGAGTACCAAGAAGTTTGTATTATGTAGTCGGCGTCTTGAAGATAATCAACATCGGTAATTTTCGGGTCTGGAAAGAAGCAATCCGGGGACAATGGGCAAATGGTTGGAATACCCCTTCCCCCCATTGCGTCCTTATCCCAATAAACCTTCATGATAATAGTCCCGAGGTTAAGTCTGTCCCTCTCAGAGCTATCAAGTTTCTTAGTCATGTCATTGTGATACCAGACCCATTTGAGAATCTGACTGACGTCAGTGGCGAATGCCTGGTCAGAAGGACCTTGGCCTTTTACAAGAATATCGAGGTCACCGTTAACTATATCAGCGACCTGAGACTCGATAATTGGCTGAATCACGTTAGTCTCAGAACCGGGGTCATCTTCGTGAGTTGGAGCATTTATGTCACCAGCCCAGTAGTCTTGACACTTTGCCCACAGGGTGTCCATACCCAACTGTTGCTTCATATTATAAGCCGCAACATACCTCTCTTGAATCTTCTCAAGAAGCTCACGGTCCTTGTCGGACAGGGTGTACTGCTTATTCTTCGTCTTTTTGAATATGGCCATAAGAGGTAGCCTCCTCCAGCTTCTTCATTAACATCTGGTCTTCCGGAGTTATTGGGTCAAGAACATCCTCCGGCAGTTCAACTTTAGGAAGCTCGCATTTGCTAGCTCTTTCAAACTGCCTTCCTAAAGTATGACCAAGTAGAAAACACGCAACAGCAAGAGCTTCAAGCCCTGCTATTAATATTACCGTAAGTAGCATTTAGCACAGCCTCCTTTATTTCCGGGTGACAGTAGTTCTCTGTATCGAAGTCTTTATCTTCAAGAAAACTTTCATGCTCCCAATTTCCATTTACAACTAGAGCCTTTGGCTTTTCACTATCTGACGGTACCACGGGGTTCAATACCCCGGGCATAAAGCACATACCATTTATGAAGTATTTTAATGCGTCTCGAGCGTGATCTTCTCCTCGCTTGACTTTGTCATGTGTAGTCCCAGCTACTGTTTTGGGGTCCCAAGCAGCATTTTTAATCTGGTCTATTAGGTATTTACACTTTTTACTTATCATAATCATTGGTCTTCCATCAGAGGTTCTATCACGGAAGAGCTTTATAAGATAAGTAATAAAGAAATCTTCGTCGTTAGAGGCTGGAATAAGGTAAACATCTTGTTCCTGATAGAGCTGTTTAGGGCTTTTCTTGTTTGGCCCTCTATTTACTACCGATGGGTCAGCATAAACATGACTAAAGCCCCTCTTTTTAATTCCTTTGGCGAAAGTTTCGATATTGGCCTCGGCTTCATAGTCTTCATCATAGATAATGATTTGACCATCGTGGTTTATAGTGCCATACACACAGGCTGTGGGAGCACTTACCCCAAAGTCAAAGCCTGCACCGTGTTCCCAGAATTGACTAATGTCCATATCAGCAGGATTGTATGTGTGGATATCTTCATCAAAGTCTGTAAATATCTGTCCCTCGAAGGCATCAAAGCTTGCATTAAGGAATCTATCGACCCAAGCTTGACTATGTGTTCTCGAAAGCTCCTCCACATAGCCTTCAGGGAGGTATTTTGCATTAGCACTAGTTGGTGCAGTCCAGCCAATGTACTCTTTGAATATTTTACGTTTACTTGGGTTGAAAAATTTGTCCCAAACCCAGTCTTTACCTCCTGAGTTTGAAGTTACAAAGCCTCTCCACGGGCCAACAGGGTGACGAAGACGGGCTGTAAGCATATCAAAAGTAGCTTCTGGCACTTCTGTGCCGTCAGGCTCATGAGCTTCATCAATCCAAAAGTAAGAAATATCGAGAGAACCAAGGGGGCCAGGCTCATCTAAGTGCATAAAGAGTATCTCAGAATAGACGGGTTTTCCCTCTTCGTCGACTGCATTAGTCTTCAACCACAGATGGCCCTCTGAGATATTGAAGCTTTCGATAAGTCGAGGGTCACATACTTCGAAAAATCGTCTCTGTGTGGTCTCTTTAAGAGCTTTAGAAGTGAGACGTCCAATAACACCAAGGCTCCCAGGGTACAACTGAGTCCATTTTATGACTTCCTCAACGCCCATTCGTGTTTTACCTGCGCCAACCCCGGAAACAAGGGCTCTGTACTTATGAGTATCTTGGTGAAAGACTATTTGATGAGGATGTGGTTCGTATCTAGCCAGCTGACGAGCCGGACTCGGTCTTCTCCTGGGAGCCATGTGTTATTGGTCACCTCCTTTCTAAGGATACGAAAGTTAAACTTCTTCGCTTTCTTCCACAGGTTGCTGGCCCGAGAGAAGCTTTTTCTCCTCTTCAGTAAGCATAGACTCTGCAAATACGAGCTGAATTTGATTCTTAAGGCCCTTGTGCTCAACCTCAGACTTATCACCATAAATTTCACGCCTGTGGGCTTTAAGCATAAGAGTAAGAAGAGAATCCGACTTTTCTTTTGCACGTTGAATGGCTATCATCTCGAGGCCATCAACGAACATCTCCTTGACCTCTTCGAAGCGTTTTTTATAAATAGGGTATTTGTCTATCCACTTCTTGTGGTAGCTACGAGGTACTCCAGCGTTATCAAACGCACGACCGATAACTCCAAGATTTACGAACTCTCGAAGAACCCTCATCATTTGTTCTTTAGTTTCTTGAGGAATTTTATTATCAGCCACCTCTGGATACCTCCTTTAATCTGGCGTCCTTGTTACGCATTTTATCCTTATGCGATATACGGTTCTCCTGTTATCTGTTCGTATTCTTCTGCCGTAATAACTTTTCCCACGATATTGTAAACTCGCTCTTTACTCCATAACCCTTTGTCGTAGTACATCTTCACCCTATCAAACCAACTCATATTTCCACCCCCGACATTATGGCAAGATAATCAATATCTGCTCGCAATCTTAGGTTATCTGTTAACTCTTGCCTTTGCTTTTCCTGTAAATAAGCCTGTTCGCCCTTATTGAATACTTCTAATGCTCTATCATAGGAATCAAATTCCAATCCGTCGAACCACTCGTTTCCTGTTTGGTCTATTACTTCGGTTGTGAAAGTGATTTCCTTATCTGTAAGCATTTGCTCAATCTCGTTCTTGTGTTCCTCTGATATACAATTTTCTTGCATTTCTTGTTCATCTTCTTGCCATGTGACTTTATATCGAATTAACTCGACCTTTTTCCCTAACATTCTAAACATATTACTACCTCCTTATGGTAAATCAT